AAGTAACAACATTTACTCAAGTGTTGCCCCGAAAGTAAATTTTAGAATAGTAATGATCGTTCCAATGCTAGATAACCAAGGAAACTTAAACGGCATTGAGAGCATGGTTGTTGGCGTGTTCAATAAACTAGCCGCCTCAACAACCTTGAAAATAAGTGTTGGCAATATATCGGCACCGACAGTACTTTCAAACGCTGCCGGCGAAATGTTAACAAGTGATATGTCCGTCTCAATCATGACAAGTTGGAGTTAAAAAATGAGTGATTTTATAGATGTTCCTTCCGAGGACAAGGCTTGGCTTGAAAAAGTCGGGCAAGTAGCAAAAACAGATAAGCCAAAACCAGTCTCAAAGAAAGATGAGGAATAACCAATGGCTGTATTTCTAAATAATAAGGTCGGCGTAAAGGTTAATTCCGTCGATCTTTCAGATCATGTGACTAGCGTCACACTTAACCGTTCGTTTAATGAATTATCGGTGACAGCCATGGGCGATACCGGTGAAAAATTTGTTAAAGGCTTGGAAACTTCAAGCGTGGCAATTTCCTTCCTAAATGACACCGCTTCAGCCAACGTTCTTGCAACATTGCAAGCCGCTTGGGGAACTTCAGTTACTGTAGTTTTGTTACAGGAAAAAGGAACCGCAGTTTCAGCAACTAACCCACTTTATACAATGACATGCCTTATCAATAACACTACCGACATTAACGGCGGAGTTGGCGATCTTGGTACTCAGGATGTAACATGGACTGTAAACGGTGCAGTAGCCGTTGCAACAACAGGTACATTCTAAGGAGTAGTAATGATTAAATTGAGAGTGTCAAAGGCTTCAGGGGAAGTATCCGAATTTGATATAACCCCTGCACTCGAATATGCGTTTGAACAGAATTTTAAGACTGGTTTTCATAAGCGTTTCAGAGACGAGGAAAAGCAGTCGGACGTCTATTGGCTTTCATGGGAAGCGGAACGACGTGCAGGTAATACAGTTCCGCCATTTGGGGACAAGTATCTAGAAACTCTATCCAAGGTAGAGATTATGGACGCTGACTCCCCAAATGGGTGACGAGGTATGACTTTACTTATCTAATTGCTTTATTAGCAGTTAGGACTGGCATACCTCATTCAGAGTATTTGAAAATGGATAGATCGCTACTTTTAGCAACTATGAGCGTGTTAAAAGAGGACTCAAAAAGGATGGAAAATGCCAGTAGAGGTAAAGGGGCTCGTTGAGGTTCAAAAAGCCTTAAAGAAGTTTGCGCCTGATCTTTATAAGGAAATGAACAAGGAAATCCGTAGCGCAATGCGTGTAGTCATTGCAGACGCAAAAAGACAAGTTCCAAATCAATTGCAAGATTTAAGCGGTTGGCAAGACGAAGGCAAAACAGTTGTTTCAAGGAGTGCCGGAAAGAGTCGTGGATTTCCTAAATACAATCCCAATGTTATTAAAAAAGGTTTGACTAGTTCAGTAGGTCGCTCAAGGAGAAACAGGGCTGGATTCGTTAACGCTTACAAATTGTTGAACAGATCAGCCGCCGGCGCAATCTATGAAACCGCAGGACGTAAAAATCCTAATGGTCGTGCGCCAATGCAAAGTTTGTACGCTAGTAATTTCGTTCAAGGCGACGAAGGCACCTATAAGTCAGGTGGCAAAATTTTAAGACGTTCAACTAGGAATTACAATAGTAACAATCCTTTTGCAGGATACCAGTTCGTGCAAGCCGTAAACGCTGAAGCCAAACTAGAAAGTATTGGTAGGGGTAGGAAAAACCAAGGACGTTTACTTTATGCGGCTTTCGCAAGAGATCAAGGCAAGGTCACAAAGGCAACCTTCAAAGCAATCGATAAAGCAATTTTAACATTTAATTCAAGCATTAAGAGAAGGATTGGACTAGCCGCATGAGTGCCACCGGTATTGAAATTCCTATTGTTAGCACCTATAAAGACAAAGGCGCAAAAGCGGCCAGTAAGTCGCTCAATACTTTAACCAAATCAGCCAAAGCCCTAGGCTTGGCTTTTGGTGTTTTTCAAACCATAAACTTTAGCAAAAAGGCAGTAAGGGCTTTCGCCGATGATGAAAGAGCCGCCGGCGCATTATCTAAAACATTACAGAATTTAGGCCAATCTTATGCAGTTTTGCAAACCGCAGGATTTATTCAAAACTTACAAAACACCACCGGTATTCTTGACGATCAACTGCGTCCGGCTTTTACTCAACTAGTTAACTCAACCTTAGACGCTAAGGAAGCCCAAAAGTTATTAAGTGTCGCTTTAGATGTATCCGCTGGAACTGGTAAAGATTTACAGTCGGTTACCGTTGCATTAAGCAAAGCGGTATTGAAAGAGAATACTGCACTTAGCCGTTTAGGAATTGGTTTAAGTAAAGCCGAATTAGCCACTATGGATATGGCTCAAATAACTGACTTTTTGTCTAAGAAGTTTGATGGTCAGGCCGCTTTAGCCGCTGATTCTTATGCAGGAAAATTAGCAGTCTTAAGCGCAAAAGCCTCGGACGCCGCTGAAACAATTGGCGGTTCTTTAGTAGTGGCACTAGACAAAGCATTTGGCGACCCTGAGAAAATTGGAAGTGGTATAGATGTTATCGCCAACAAGATTAGCGGCCTCATTGAGGGGATGTCTAGATTTATTCAAGTTACAAAAATTGGACTTCAGAACTTAACCTTGTCTCCCGATTCACCTATTTTCCAGTATAAATTAAACTTTGACAAACCTTTTGACCCAATGAGCCAAAAGTTTGATTACACCGCATTACAAAAAGAGGAAAAGAGATTACAAAACGACGCTAAGAAAAACCTCGCTGCCCGTAATGCCGCTATAAAGAAAGAACAAGCATTACTCAAAGATCAAGCAAAACTTAAAAAATTTGGAAGTATGTTTGACACCGAACAAATTGAGATTTTTGCTGCACTTCAGGGAAAAATTACCGAGCAGGAAAAACTTAGACTTAGTTTACAGTTAGCCTTAATTCAAGGTAATGCAACCGAAGCCGAGAAACTTGGAAAACAACTGGCAATTGCTCAGTTACAGACTACTGATCTTTCTGCGGCTATTGCAAAGATACCTAAAGCCCTAAACCCATTTGAAGGTTTTGGAAGCGAGGTTGACAACTTAATTGCCAAGATTTTGAACATGTATAAGTTATTGCAGCAACCTTTAAGCACTACAACCACCGCACCAATTACGACTTCAAGCGGTTCAACCAACCCAACATTGACTGCAATTGCTGCTCAAATTGATAGCGCAAGAACAGGTTTGAACAATTTTAATGAAAGAATGTTGGCAAAAATAGCGGCTACCAATAAAATTCCGGATACAACTATTGAACAAGATATTCAAAGTCAATTACAGGCTTATCTTGCCGCCGATACTGCAATGCGTAGTACATTTAAGGACTTAAACATAAACATTGCGCCGGCTGGTAGCGTTGTTACTACTGGCGATCTTGTCCAAGATATTCGCAACGCCTTGATTGAGGCAGGATTATCCGGCTCACAAACTACCATTAACAGGAACCTTGGTGCGTTCCAAGTACAATGACATTACCGGCAACCTTAGACGTTTCACTAAACTTCCAATCGGGGGCGACCTTCGGCATACCCTTTACTCTTGACGACCCAGTAAACGGAATTCTTGGAACTAATATCTTGTCCGAGTCTAACGCACCGGCCTTGGTAGTTAACTTAACTACACAAACTCGTCAAATAAGTATTAGACGAGGCAGGAACATTAGTCGAGACATATACGAAGCCGGAACTTGTACGGTGAGAATCTATGACCCGAATTCAGACTTCAATCCACAAAACGTAACCTCGCCTTATTTTGGCCAATTAGAACCATTAAGAAAGTTACGCATTTCGGCTACCGTTGCAGGTGTAACTTACTATCTATTTAGTGGATATACGACTGACTATATCTACTCCTATGACCAAGCAGAAAACATTGCTTACGTAGATATAAAGGCAAGCGACGCCTTCAGGTTATTTAATATGGCTTCAGTCGTAACCGTTACAGGTCAAGCGGCTGGTCAAGATACTGGAACCCGAATTGATAAAATTTTGGATACGGTGTCGTTCCCTACTCAAATGCGTAGCATTGAGACCGGAGACACGTTAACCCTTGCCGACCCCGCTACCTTAAGAACCTCACTTAGTGCTATGCAAAACGCAGAGTTCAGCGAGCAGGGGGCTTTGTTTATTAGCCCTGAAGGTAACATTATATTCAAAAATCGAAGTTCAGTTATTGCAAGCGCAGGGGCAACCCCAACCAATTTCAATCAAACCGGTGGCATACCTTACAAGGACTTAAAGTTTGCCCTAGATGATAAACTAATTGTGAACAGCGCAACCATTACAAAAATTGGCGGCGTGGCTCAAACTGCAATTGATTCCGGTTCGATTGCCACCTACTTTCCTCATTCCGTAGCAGTTAGCGAACTTATTGTTGATACCGACGCCGAGGCATTAAATATTGCAAGCATATACGTCGCAACGAGATCAAGTACCTCAATACGAATAGATCAAATGAGCGTTGATTTATACGACCCAAATGTGCCAACGGCCACAATGTTGGACTTTGATTATTTTGATAATGTACTTATCAGTAATATTCAACCCGACAGTTCAACCATCACCAAAAACCTTCAGGTTCAGGGTATCGCTCATGACATAACCCCGACCTCATGGATGACCACCCTCACGACTATGGAACCTATTGTGGACGGATTTATCATAGGGAATAGTACTTATGGGGTAATTGGTGAGGATGTTTTGTCTTACTAGGATATAATTAGGCACTATTAAGGAGATATAATGGCCGCAGGATTAGGATTTAAGACTTTTAACACCGGTGACGTTTTGAGTGCCGCCGATACCAATGGGTTCCTCATGCAGGGCGTTCTTGTTTTTGCAGACGCCGCCGCACGATCAGCCGCAATCACTTCACCTCAAGAGGGTCAAACCTCATATCTCAAGGACACCGACGTAATACAGGTGTACTCAGGTTCAGCATGGGTTACTAAGTCAGGTGGCTCATCACCTTTAACAACTAAGGGCGATCTTTATACTTACTCAACAACCGACGCAAGATTGCCAGTAGGCACAAACGGACACACACTTGTAGCGGATTCTAGTACCGCAACAGGTTTGGCTTGGGCGGCTGCTGCTGGTGGTGGCAAAGTGTTGCAGGTTGTTGTTGGAACAAGTACAACATCAGTTTCAAATTCTACAAACACTTACGCTGATACTGGATTATCTGCAACAATTACGCCCGCTACTACTGGAAGCAGAATTTTGATATTAGTGGACCACGGAACTGTGTATAAATCTAGCGATAATGCACAAAATCAAATTAACTTTAAATTATTTAGAGGTGCAACAGAAATTAAATTTAGTAACTGGGGATGGACTAATACATCAATGAACCTTAAAGGCTACTCTGGCGATATTATGGTAGATAGTCCTTCATCTACTTCGGCTTTAACTTACAAAACGCAATTCAGAAATGAAAATAACACGGCAGAGGTAATTGTAATTGGTGGCGGTGTTAGTGCAACAAAAGGTTCAATTGTTCTAGTAGAAATAGGTGCATAATGTATATTAGAGGTGGAGAAGTATTACAAATGCTTTGCCCTCAAGGTGGCTGGATTTTAGTAGGTGATTCTTTTGAAGGAATTACTTGGGTAGATGATCGGCCAAGATGTACTAAATCAGAATTTGAAGCAGGTTTTGCAAAAGTTGAGGCTTACAAAAAAGAACAAGAAATTGCAAAAACAAACGCCAAAGCCACAGCCGAATCTAAACTATCAGCACTTGGATTAACTACTGAGGATTTAAGGGCTTTAGGCCTCTAAGCACAATCCTCTGAGATTGTTCTCGGAGGATAAATTGGAAAATATGAAACCATGGTTATCAAAAGCGGCGGTTCAACTGCGTGAGCAGATCGACGACGCTTACCAAGATCGCAGCCGGAAATCTGATGGGTGGGCGGCTGATCTGCGTCACCAATTACGAGGTAAGAGCGACCACATACCCGACAGCAAAACCGGAGTCGTTAGGGCTATCGATGTTGACGCTCGCCTTTCTGACGACAAAGGGGCTTCAGCATATTTGGCAGATCAAATTCGACAGTATGCAAAAAGTTACGGACGTATATCTTATGTAATTCATTTGGGGAAAATTGCCTCTCCGATTATGAATTATAAATGGAGAAAATACCGAGGTTACAACCCACACAATCACCACATCCATATTTCATTCCGTAAAGACCAAGATAAAAATTCAGAGTTTTTTGATATACCACTAATAGGGGGCAAAAATGCAAAATAAAGCAATTGAAATAATCCAGTCTTATGGACGAAGTGCGTTTGTCTGTTTGTTGACAATTTACGTAACTAACCCTTCCGGTAATTTCGATGACATTTGGAAGGCCTTTTTAGTGGCTTGGGTAGCACCAATTTTGAGAGCCTTAAATCCTGACGACCCTGCTTTCGGTATCGGTAGTAAAGAGTAATGACAGCCCTTGAGTGGGCTGGTTTTTTAGCAGGAATCACAACCACACTAATCGGACTTCTCGCCGGCCTTCGATGGCTAGTCAGAGGATGGCTTAATGAACTCAGGCCTAATGGCGGTAGTTCAATGAAAGATCAATTGACACGCCTTGAGCAAAGAGTCGATGAACTCTTTATTGTCATAACTAGGAAGTAGACTCTACCTATGGCTACTAAACGCAAACCTAAAAAGAAGGTTGCTAGGAGACGGCGCACAACTAAAGAGCCAGTTCTTACTAAGTTAGATTTTTGGGCGATAGCCGCTAATGAGGTTTATATGGCTTGCAGAAAATCAGGAATGGACGAAGGAACAGCCCTTGCCTTTGCAATGGATAGAGCCTCTTATCCTGACTGGATTGTGGATACTAAAGACCCAATTAAAAATCCATTAGACGACTTTGACGAGGATGACGATTAAGCGAATCGCCTTTATAAGTGATCTCCAGTCTCCGTTTATAGACGAAAAAAGCGTCAAACTGGTAGGAAAGTTTTTAAGGAAATGGAATCCTCACCGGACTATTCAAATCGGTGATGAAATCGATCTACCTCAATTAGGTGGATTTAATGCAGGAACAATAGATGAGATGGTTGGGAACCTAGATGATGATAGAAAGTTTACGCAAGAGGTACTTCAGTATCTCGGTGTTACGGATGTACTAGGTAGTAATCATGGAATCAGACTTTACCGATCAATCAAAAAAAGATTACCCTCTTTCCTCAACCTACCCGAACTGCAGTATGAACGTTTTATGGGGTATGATAAACTCAAGATTAAATTCCACCCCTACGGACTTGATTGGGCGTACGGCTGGACGGCAGTTCATGGAGACTCTTTCCCTCTTAGTCAAGTCCCATCACAAACGGCCTTAAATGGGGCTAAGAGGCTTGGTAAGAGTGTAGTTTGTGGGCATACCCATAGACTAGGGTTATCGGCCTTTACAGAGGCTTCCAGAGGCCAAATAGGGCGTACCGTATGGGGATTAGAGGTCGGAAATCTCGTTGACCTTGCCTCAAGTGGAATGGCCTATACAAGGGGTTACGCCAATTGGCAACAGGGCTTCGCAGTAGCCTACGTGCAAGATCGTAAAGTGCAGGTTATACCTATACCTATCAACAACCATAGTTTTATTTTTGAAGGTAAATTGTATGAGTAGGCAGACCGATTATGAGCCTAGAGATATAGATGAACAAATTGACGCCTTTGACGAATTAGGGCTTATATAACAAAACTGTTATAAGACACGCCGGCACCGATATTGATGGTGTCGGTTCTATCTGTCATCCTTCTCGTATCCAAGTCACTCGCTTGGTGTAACGGAAAGGTACAAAATGAATTTAACATTCATAGACTTCGAAATGCTAACCGAAAACCAAATGCAGTTCAAAGGTATTGATTGGGAAGCCCAAGCCGATAGATTCGACCAAGCCCCTAACTTTGAATATGAATATATTTATTGGGTAGAAAATAGTGCCGCCTTAGTCTTGGCGACTAAATACCTACAACAACAAGGTCATGAGTATCAGATCAATTACGACCTGAGATTTGACCAACCTATATTTACAACAAACTTCGCCGGTTCATGGGTGAATGCATGAAAATCAACGGACTGACAATTTTGTGGTTCATGATAGCAACCGGACTACTTGCCTACGCAGTTAGTTTATGGCAAACCGAGGTTTACAATCGGGGCTATTGGCGTGGGCGTGCGGTGGGTTGGGATATGCACCGCCGTATGATAACTATAAAAAAACTATCGGACGAGGTATTTGACTATGAACAGAACAAATGACTTATTTGACGAGGTAAGGACTACCTTGTCTGAAAGGGGTAAGTTTTATGGTTCTAGTCGAACCAATCATGAAAGAATCTCGGAGTTATGGAGTGCCTACCTTGGTGATTACATTTCACCAATGCAGGTCAGTATCTGCATGTGCCTCGTTAAGATCAGTCGTCTTAGTGAGTCGCCTAACCATATCGATTCAGTTAAGGACGGTATCGGGTACCTCGCAATATATAATCAAATACTCAAGGAGTACGATACAGAATATAAAGGTGAGATAGATGGCATTTGACCTCAGTAAGTACATGACCGCAGAGGAACGAATTGAACTCTTTGCGAAAGATAATCCGGACATGCGTCAAAAGTCTGAACGTGAGATTGTTGACGGTATGGTTTATGTAACTGTTATTTTATGGCGGACATGGGCTGACCCTCATCCTTGGGTTTATGGGATGGCGGCTGAAAGTCTTAAAACTCAGTTTGCGGTAGAAAAAACAGAAACGTCCGCTTATGCAAGAGCGATTACAAATACTGGATTGCCTCAGTACTCGACAACAATTGACGGCCAAAAGGCACCAAGAGCAAACAGGGCTGAAATGGAAAAGGTTGTTGCAGAAAAAGAGCAGACCTTCAAGGAGAAACTTGAGGCAAGACAAAACATATACGGCCAGTCAGGAAACTCTAAGAAAATAGAACTAGCACTTAGAGAATCTTTTGCCGCTGATAAGCCTGAGCCGGAACCTGTTGAATGGTCAGTTGGTGACGTGGTTGATAACTTACCTAAGTCTGAGCCAATGCCAATGCCTTGCGAAAATGGCAAAACAAAGTTACTTCAGGGTATCAGCAAGGGCGGAAAACCGTATTACGGTCATGTATGTAATTGCGGAAAACCTAAAGATCAACAATGTCCTGCACAATGGGCGAAGTTATCAGCCAATGGACGCTGGTACTTCGACGGTCAAGAAAATGGGTGATATGGAAATCATTGAGCCAAGTGGGTTGAGGTTGACCTTTACTGATAACGGCGTGGTACCGGATTTCGTACCATTGTCAGAATGTTGTGAAATATGCAACGACCCAAGAATGATAAATGAAAACGGCGTACTTAAATGCGTCGTTTGTCATGGGATAAACCATATAGAGTATAAATCGAATGATAGTTGAACTTAGTAAGGACGAGGTAAGGGTTTGCACTCAGTTAGCCATTGAAAGATGGCTGGCCAAGTGGGATTCTATTGATCGTCCTAACTATGCTGAAGGCAAGGCCAATGGCAAATTAGAACATGAGGTACTAGCCAACATAAGAGCCAACGTGTGCGAATGGGCAGTTGCTAAGTTATATAACATTTCATGGAATGTACCTTGGTATCCAAATGAGTTGCATCCTCTACGACATGCAATTTCAGACGTTGGCTTTCAATGTGAGGTGAGATCGGTAAGAACAGCAAAGGCAGTTCCCTTTTGGGAAAAAGATATGAATAAGTTGTTGATCGCTACTAAGTGCCTTGATGAGGCTACCTTCTCTCAAGTCTACGTTTTTGGCCACTTAGAGCCTCACCTGTTTATGATCGATGAGTTTTACGATGATGAGATTAGCGGCTGGAGAATTCCTTTAGAGATGTTTGAGTTGGCAGATGAGCCAACACCGTAAACACAGGGGTTACCGCACTCAAAAGGTGGTAGCAGAGTACTTGAGGACTTGGTACCAGTATGCCGAGTCCTCAGGGGCTGGTCGTCAAGGTAGTGACATTCTAGGCACACCATACGATATTGAGGTTAAAGCAGTAACTAAATTTAGTCCTTTAGCATGGATTAAGCAGACTAAATCAAGGAAATCCGATAAACTTGGCTTCGTAGTTCTACGCTGCAACGGTCAAGGCGAGAAGGTGGGAGATTATGTCGTACTTTTGCCCTTGGATGACTTTATGAAGGTGTTGCATGGTTGAGCCAGTACGTTGCCCTAAATGTGGGGCGTGGATGATGGAAGGTTTAACCTGCTCAATATGTGCAAAGATCAATGCCCCGAGTGCCTAAGGTATAACACCAGTACGACAACCTATAACAAAGATTACTTTCATGAATGTAAAGATTGTGGTCATGAATGGAGTGAAGGTTATGGATAATAATTCAAATGACATAGATTGGGCTTATCAAAATGCCCTTCGTGAGCAATGGCTTAAAAATAATCCAAATGCAGGTTATATAGGCTGGACTTCAATATAAATTATAGAGTGTGACAGAGATCACATCTCACATAATGAGACGAGGTAAATAACTATGCTTAACCGATTTGACAAGGCGACTACGCTTCAAGTCTGCGACGCACCTAAAAGTGCGAACGCAAGCCCCGAAAGGGGATGGCTTGCGAGTTCGCCGCTTGTAGCATTTGGGGTATCTATTGTCTTAATTGCATTAAGCCTAGATTCTAAAAAGATTGATTCCGTTAAAGCCTTAGAGCCTATTAGAATGATTACCTATAAAGAGTATGCTCAATTAAAAATTGAGTCTGTTGCCCAATATAAATGCCTATCTAAACTGTATGGTAAAGAGAGTGCGTGGAACACCAAGGCAGTAGGTAACCTGACCGGTACCCATCGTGTGTATGGCATACCTCAGGGTAAGAGTGAGTATCTACGTACTGCAACAGGCTACCAACAGGTAGACTGGGGACTATCATACATAGCCCATAAGTTTGGGTTAGATGAGTATGGGTATATCAATGCGTGCAAAGCCTATAAGCATTGGCAAACAAAAGGATGGCATTGAGTAGTAGAGCATTAGGAACTCAGCAATGGAAAGACCTGCGCCTTAGAGTATTAGCAAGGGATGGCTACGTCTGTACCTATTGTGGTACACACCTTGAGGGTGGCAACGCAACGGTTGACCACATAACTTCACGCAAGGTTGGCGGCTCACTATTTGATCTAGACAACCTGACTTCAGCGTGCAAGCCTTGTAATTCCAAAAAGGGTAGCCGTTTTTTAAGCCGAGGTTCTACCCCCCCTGTCTCTCCAGACTGTTCTCTCCCTGAGACGCAGATCACACGGCCATCGTCGCCGTTTGAAAAGCCATGACAGCCGAACGAAAACTGAAAGTAGTCAAAGAAAGCCCGAGCAAGCGAGGGGCAAAGAAAAAACCGCTATTAGGTAGCACAAAACCAAGAATTCAAACACCGCCGTTAAAAGGTGCGTCTCGAATTGCTGAAGTTGTGGATTTAGCAAAAAAGATTGGCATGCCGTTACTTCCTTGGCAGGAATACGTACTTGAGGATATGTTGAAGGTAGATACGCAGGGAAATTTCCAACGCAAGTCAAATTTACTGTTATGCGCTAGGCAAGTAGGTAAAACCCACCTTGCAAGAATGAGAATCTTGGCTGGCCTCTTTCTGTTTGGGGAAAAGAACATAATTGCAATGTCCTCAAACCGAAACATGGCTTTAGACACCTTTAGGCAGGTTGCCAACACTATTGAGGATAATGACTTTCTAAAAGCGCAAGTAAGACAAATCCGATACGCCAATGGTCAAGAATCAATAACCTTACTTGATGGCGCACGTTATGAGATCGTAGCGGCAACGAGAGACGGAAGCCGAGGCAAGACTGCCGATTTCCTTTATATTGACGAATTACGTGAAGTGAGCGAGGAAGCGTTTAAGGCAGCGGTTCCAGTAACAAGGGCAAGACCTAATTCTCAAACTTTAATGACTAGTAACGCCGGTGATGCGTTCAGTACGGTTTTGAATGATATGCGTGAACGTGCGCTTGATTATCCAAGTAAAACTTTTGGGTTTTGGGAGTATTCAGCACCTCTAGCGGCTAGGACTGACATTCGCAATAAAAAGTATTGGGCTATGGCTAACCCTGCCCTTGGTTACACCATTACCGAGGAAGCAATTGAGGAATCTATTGCTACTAACTCGATTGAAGCCACTTTAACCGAAACTTTATGTATGTGGATTGATTCGCAGGTTAGCCCTTGGACTTTTGGGTCAATTGAGGCTTGTTCCGTATCTGAACTCAGTTTGCCAGTAGGTGCAATGACTGTAATGGCCTTTGATGTTAGTCCAAGCAAAAGATCAGGGGCTTTAGTTGCGGCGCAGATAATTGATGGCAAAATTGGTATTGGAGTAATGGAGACCTTTAGTAGTGAAGTCGCTATCGACGAACTTCGAATGGCTAGTTCGATAAATGAATGGGCTTTGAAATATAGACCGGTTCAGATTGCTTACGATAAGTATGCAACCGCCTCTATTGCCCAACGCTTAACTCAAAGTGGTCATAAACTAATTGATATAAGCGGTCAGACCTTTTACCAAGCATGTGGCGAATTAGCCGACAGTCTTTCAAACTTGCGGATTGTTCACTCAGGTCAAACCGAATGGGTTTCGTCAATGAATAACTGCGCCGCTAAGTATTCGGACGCAGGTTGGAGAATTATTAGGAGAAAATCAGCCGGCGACGTAACCGCAGCAATTTCAACCGCTATGGTTGTCCACATGTTGAGCAAACCTATCTCAGTACCTAAGATTTTCGTCTGAGCATTGTGATATACTTCACCAATGGGATTTTTTCGTAATTTAATCGGATTAGAACCAAAACCACAAATTTCGGCTCAACTAGCCCCACCGGTTGTCGCTGACCCTTTTAATTTTTATTCTCAGTTCACTCCCTTCCAATCAGTAGGACGTGAGGAAGCAATCTCCGTTCCTAGCGTTATGCGTTGCCGTAACTTAATAGCGACAACAATCGGAACAATGGAACTAAAAACTTATTCCAAGGCCACAAAAGAGGAATTACCAAATTTACCTTGGGTGAATCAATTATCTAAGTCAGCACCTAACTCAATTATTCTCACCGCCTTAATTGATGCCTTAATTTTTTATGGGACAGGGTATCTAGAAGTGGTTGAGGTATATCAGGACGACAATCGACCTGCACGCTTTGATTTTGTTAACAACACTCGAGTTCAAGTTCAATTAAACAAATTAAACACCTTTGTCGATTTTTATACAGTCGATGGACGTGAAAGACCAATGTCAGGCGTCGGAAGTTTAGTCACCTTCCAATCACCTATTGATGGAATCTTACATGCCGGCGCAAGAATTTTACGTGCGGCAATAGATTTAGAAAAAGCCGCCGCTAACGCCGCCGCCGTCCCTACCCCTGCCGGAATCTTGAAAAATAATGGCGCAGATTTAGGTGAAAAAGAAGTTGCTGGATTATTAGCCGCTTGGCGTCGTAGTCGTTCAGAAAGATCAACCGCTTATTTGACTTCAAGTTTAGAATTTCAACCAACTTCGTTTTCACCGAAGGATATGACCTACAATGATAGTTTGCAGTACATGGCTACGCAGGTCGCAAGATTAATGAACGTTCCGGCGTATTATATTTCAGCGGACATGAACAATAGTTTAACCTATTCTAATGTTCAGGACGAAAGGCGTCAGTTTGTAGCCCTATCCTTACAACCTTACGTTAGTGCAGTTGAAAATCGTTTTAGTATGGACGATCTTACAAGCCAAACACAATTTATAGCGTTTGACATGGACTCCGGATTTTTAAGAGCCAATCCTTTAGAGCGTTTGAATGTAATCGAAAAAATGCTTCAATTGAATTTAATTACAGTTGAGGAAGCGAGAGAAATGGAAGAGTTATCACCAAATGGAAATAATTAATTTTAGCGCAGATTTAGAGGCTTCAGAGTCTCGTCGTATTATTGCCGGTAAAATTGTTCCTTATGAGAACGAGATTGGTAACACCTCAGTTGGTAAGGTAATCTTTGAAAAAGGTTCTATTCAAATTGATGAACCTACTAAAGTAAAACTTTTGCTTGAGCATGACCCTAAATCTCCAATTGGCAGAATGAAAAAGGTCGATGAGGATGATTCAGGAATTTATGCTGAGTTCAAGGTTAGTAATACTACTAGGGGTACAGATAGCCTCATTGAGGCAAGCGAAAACCTACGTTCCGGCTTGAGTGTTGGAGTCGAAGTTATTAAAGGAAAAAACAGTAACGGAATTTATAGAGTTAGTTCTGCAAAACTTATGGAAGTCAGCCTAGTACAGGCCGCCGCTTTCGAAAGTGCCGCAGTAACTTCAGTCGCTGCGTCAAACGCAGAGGCAGAATCAACCGAAACCAAAACAGAAAATGAGGAAATTGTGGAAAACACAACACCTGAAACAACTGTTGCGTCAGAGGTAGTAGAGACCCCAGCGGTTGAAGCCTCTCGCCCAACAATAGCAGCACCAATTTACACTCGTCCTCGTCTTGAGTTCACAAAGGAGAAATTCCTAGAGAACACACTTCGAGCCAAGTATCTAAACGACGATGAGGCACGCCAATACATTTCCGCCGCCGCCGATACAACTGACAACGCAGGTTTAGTTCCAACACGTCAATTGACTGAGGTAATTAACCCATTATCAAACGCTGATCGTCCATTTATTGATTCTATTTCAAGTGGTGCATTACCTGATGCAGGTATGACTTTTGAAATTCCTAAACTAACTCAAGCACCAACAGTTGCAGAGACAGCCGAAGGCGCAGCGCCATCAGATACAGACCAAAACGTTTCCTTCTTAAGCGTTTCAGTCAAAAAGTACGCCGGACAGCAAACATTTTCGACAGAAATTCTAGACAGATCATCTCCAGCGTTTTTCTCGGAGTTGGTACGTCAAATGGAGTTTGCTTACGCTAAAGCAACAGACGCAGCAGTTGGAAACGTAATTGCTCAAGTTGCAACAGATGGCGGCAACCGCACAATGACAGCAGCAAACATTCAAGATTTTATTTCTGATGCAGCAGTTTCTATTTACTCAGGAACTCTTGGCTTTGCGCAAAACATTGTAGTTTCACCTGAACAATGGGGCGCATTGATGGGCTTGGTTGACGGTTCAAATCGTGCAGTATTCACACAAACCATTAATCCTCAGAACGCATCAGGAAACCTAACACCAACTAACGTTCGTGGAAACATTGGTGGATTAAACCTTCGTGTTTCACGTTACCTATCAGGAACTGGCGACGCTTCAATTATAGTTCTAAATCCTGAATCATTTACTTGGTACGAGTCAAGCAAGTACCGCTTGGAGACAAACCTAATTTCAACAGGTCAAATCCAAGTTGCTTATTATGGCTATGGCGCAATTGCTAATAAAGTTGCAGCCGGTGCTTACAAGTGGATGGTTGCATAAACTTTCCTCACTAGGGATAACCTGTAAAGGGGCATTGGAAGCCTTTGCCCCTTTACTTTAAGAAAGGACAAGATTTTGCCGGCTGTTTATGTTACCAAAGCGGAACTTCGGACATTACTTGGAATCGGAACTTTATATTCAGATTCAGTAGTTGAGGAAGTTTGTCAGGCTGCCGAAAATATTGTCAAAGGCTTTTTGTGGTTTAATGACTATAATATTGTTTATCAAGAAACTACTTCAACAGTATCAGCCACAATTTATACAGACAAAAAACACAACGTTTTAGTTGGTCAAACCGTAGTTGTTGAAAATTGCGGCTCAAAATATAACGGTTCAAAAACAATAACCGCAGTAACAGATTATTCAATGACTTACGCAGTAAATAACGCAACTATAGAATTAAAACACCCAGTAGTTCCATACGGAACAGCGTCTGCAACTACTCATATAGATTACGCAACAGTCCCCGAAATTCGTCAAGGTGCCGCCATGATTGCAGTTGACATTTGGCAGAGCAGACAACAAACTGCGTCAGGTGGAATTTCACCAGATTTCCAACCATCACCCTATAGAATGGGAAATACTTTACTCGCAAGAATCAGAGGGCTCATAGCAAATCACCTTTCCCCTAACGGTTTGGTTGGCTGATGACTGTCGCCGTTACGACTCTCAGGTCAACCCTTGCGACGGCGTTGGAGAACGCTGGGGTTTGGCAGGTGTTTTCTTACCCACCTGCCTCACCCATTGCCAATTCAGTAATTGTTCAACCGGATGAGCCTTACATTGAACCAAGTAACAACATTTACTCAAGTGTTGCCCCGAAAGTAAATTTTAGAATAGTAATGATCGTTCCAATGCTAGATAACCAAGGAAACTTAAACGGCATTGAGAGCATGGTTGTTGGCGTGTTCAATAAA